TCGCTAATTGTAAACGCGGCGATATTTTAAACGGCAACGATTTAGAAGCAGCCGGTATAAATATTGACGTGCTTATAGATAGCGGGCATATATCCACATATACGCCTAAGAAATCTGCTAAAACTAAAGATACAGAAACAGACAAGGACTAACCCACTATGGCAACTACCGTTTATCTCTCGAACCCAGCTCTAACGATTAACAGCGTCAACCTTACAGACCAGGCCACTAGCGCAGTTTTGACGTTTACGCAAGAGCAGTTAGAAACTACTGCGTTTGGTGATACTGCACGCAAGTTTGGCGGTTCGTCTATTACGTCGCTACAAAATAACACGTTTGAAGTAACGCTTTATCAAAGCTATGCAGCGTCAGAAACAGAAGCCACAATTTATGGCCTTGTAGGTATTCAGACAACTATTACAGTTTCGCCTACTGCAGCAGGTTTAGTTACGCCTGCAGCTGACGCGCCTAAATATACTTTGACCGGCGCATATCTCGAAAGCCATACGCCTATTAACGCTTCGCTAGGTGAACTAAGCACTATTACGCTTACGTTTACAGGTGGCACATTAGCTAAAGCTGTTTCGTGATGACGCGGCTTTGGCCGCTGAGAATTAACAAAAAACAAGCCGCGTTTTATAAACGCCGTACCGAGAAAGGCAAATAATGCAATTAACACTAAAAGCCGTATTTAACGACGGCACAGAATACGAAGTTCAAACAAACCTAATGACGCTGGTTGCGTGGGAAAGAAAATATAAACGCAAAGCGTCAGATATGGCGGCAGGCATAGGCGTAGAAGACCTAGCTTTTATGTGCTACGAAGCCAGCCGATTAAACAAAATTACAGTGCCAGCAAACTTAGATTTATTTATCGGCAGTTTAAAAAACATTGAAGTAGTCGAGCAGCACGACCCAAAAGCAGACCCGGAAGCTTAAGGTATGTAATGGCCGAAATACTAGTAGCTACTGGTTATTGGCCTAATAACGTACCGTATGAACTAGGCGACGTTTACGCAGTAATAGAAATTTTAAACAAAAGAAATAAAACGTATGTCTAGTCCGTTAACGCTTCAAATTTCTGACGTACAAAAAACGCTTGCCGAGTTAAACAAATTTGACAAGGTTTACAGGCGTGAAATAACTAAACGTATTAAAGGCGCTGGTACAGAAATTATTACTACTGCACGGCAACTTGTAGGCGACGTACCGCCGTTGTCTGGTATGGCGCGCGGCAAACTTATTAAAGGCCGCGAAGTGTATTGGGATAACAAAAGCGTAAAAGCTGGTTTTAAAATTAAGGTAGGTAGGCGCGGTAGCAGGGGCGGCACGGTCCAGTTTAAAGATAAATTTGACGCTGAAACTAACCCACGCGAAAGCCATAGCGTTACGTTTGGCGCTAGGCCTTATCAACTTATGGTGGCCCAGCAAACAGACGCAGCAGGCGCTATCTATGACCACGCCGGCATTAAAACTAAAGGCCAGTTTGTAACTAACTTAAATGTAGAAGTAGGTAGCCAGCCGCGCGCAATAGACCCAGCTGTAGAAAAAAACCGTAAAACTGTAGAATTTGCCGTAGTTGAAATTATTGACGAAGTTACAAAAGTATTAAACAAAAATTTAAAGGCCCGTTATGGCAATTAACATACCGATAGTTAGCACGTTTGACCCTAAGGGTTTAAACGCTGCAGAAAAAGCGTTAGGCGGTTTAAGCGGTTCAGCTGGCAAAGTTGGCAGCATTTTGAAAGCTTCTGTAGTGCCTGGCCTTATTGCTGTTACTGGTTCAGTTTTGGCGTTTACTAAAGGCCTTTACCCAGCTATTCAAGCGGCCAGCAACTTACAAGAAAACACTAGCAAAATCGGAGTTATTTTTGGTCAAGCTGGCAAAGCTATTACAGATTTTAGTAAAACCGCTGCTAGGGATATTGGGCAAAGTCAAAACCAAGTTCTAGCGGCTGCCGGTACGTTCGGCACATTTGGTAAAGCTGCCGGTATAGCAGGCGAAGAACTAGCGACGTTTACAACTGACTTTATTACTTTGTCTGCAGATTTAGCGTCGTTTAATAACACAACCCCAGACGAAGCTATTAACGCTATTGGTTCAGCGCTTCGAGGTGAAGCCGAACCGTTACGCAAATTTGGCGTATTGCTTAATGACGCAACACTAAAAAGCGCTGCTATGGAATTGGGCATATATAGCGGCAGCGGTGCGTTAACGGCGCAACAAAAAATCTTGGCTGCACAAAAAGTTATTTACGAACAAACAGGCGACGCGCAAGGCGACTTTGCTAGGACTTCAGACGGTTTAGCTAACCAGCAAAGAATTTTAAGCGCACAAATAGAAAACGTTAAAACAAAAATAGGCGAAGCATTATTGCCAGCATTTCAAAAAATAGTTGCGTTTACTAACGATTACATAGTGCCAGCGTTAGACCGTTTTGTTACTGGTTTAACAGGCGGTAAGGGCGTTAGCAAGAGTTTGACTGACGCTATTTCTGTTATGGGCGGGTTTGGTCCGGCAGTTATTGCAGGGTCTAAACAGGCTGTAAACGCGTTACTTGAAGTAGTTAGAACTGCAGCAATTACTTATGAAGCGTTTAAAGCTGTATCTACAGCCGTTAAGTTTTTTAAAGGTGATTTAAAAGGCGCGTTAGGCGATTTTACTAAAGTAGTAGGGGCGGCAGGCGTCGCACAAGTTACGCGCAAATTACAGCAAGACAGTAATAATTTTTTTGACCAGCTTTTAACTAACGTCAATAACACACAAAGCGCTTTAGCCAATCAAAATAAAACCATTGTAGAAACTAACCAAGCCTACGAAGGTTTTGGCAAAGCCATTGAAGGCGTAGTACCTAAATTAACGGGACTAGCCGGGGGCGGCGAAGGCGGCGGCGGCGGCGGCGGTAAAGGTGCAATAAATAAAGTAACTGAAGCCGTTAAAGAAGCTTCAGAAGCTTTAAATAAAGAAATGGGCAACGCTTTAGACGCTGCTAAAGACCGGCTTAAAAAAGCCCAAGACGCGTTTAACGATTTTTATAAATCGGTTAGCGACGTAATTACAGGCGCTTTAAATTTTGGTGCAGCGTTTGAAGAAAGCGGCGAAGACGCAGGTTTAACGTTTTTTACTGCGCTACAAAAACAGGCCGATAAAGCTAAAGAATTTGCAGGCTTGGTAGAACAGCTGTTAGCTAGTGGTTTATCGCAAGAAGCGTTACAGCAAGTTATAGACGCTGGCATAGATAGCGGCGCGGCTATTGCAAAAGAGCTTTTACAGTCCAGCGAAAACGTTTTGCGGGCTAACAAACTTGTAGCCGAAACTAACGCAATAGCTGAAAGTATCGCTAATTTGTCAGCAAGTAAATTTTACGCGGCAGGCGTTTCTAACGCGCAACAATATTTGGCAGGCGTCGAAGCTGCTATGGCGATAGCGCAAACCAAATTAGGTAAAAAGGGTATAAACCTGGCTGACGTTAAAGGCATTAGCGCAGGTTTTGGCGACGCTATTAGCAGCACGCCGGGCCTTACAGGTCCGAGTATGCCGACGTTTGCGCCGATAGGTGCGCCTACAGATAAAGGCAGGCCGTTAGGTAACGTAACTATTAACGTTACGGGCGGTTTGGCTACTACTGCAGAAACAGCGGTAGCGGTGAATAACGCAATGCTTGCCTATAACCGTTTGGCTGGGCCTTCGCAGTTAGCAATTTCGTAATGGCTGGGGTAGCTGTTGTAGGTTCTGGTAATTATGAACTGTTTATAGATACAGGTTTCATCCAAGACGGGTTCATTTTAGACGCAAATCCGCAAGGCGTTTTAAATAATACGCAATACGTTTTAGACGGCACTACTAATTTTGCAGGCGTTTTAGAAGGTTGCGTAAACGTGAACGTTAGGCGCGGCAGACGCGACCAGGGCGACCAGTTTGGTACTGGCACTATGTCTTTTACGCTTACCGATACAAGCGGAATTTTTAACCCGTTTGATGAACTTAGTCCCTATTTTGACGCAGCTACAGCGCAACCAGGTTTAGCACCTATGCGTAAAGTTGAGCTAGTCCGCTACGACGATTTAAATAACGCCGAATATTTATTCAAAGGTTACGTCGTCAATTATAATTATAATTTTGGTTTAGGAATTTTGGACACAGTTACAGTTTTTTGTGCAGATGATTTTTATTTATTAAGCCAAACCGTTTTAGATGAATTTAACGTAAGCGAAGAATTAACTAGCGCCCGGCTTACAGCGGTTTTAGATTTACCAGAAGTTAATTTTCCTATAGCGCAGCGCGCTATTACTACAGGTACGCAAACGTTAGGCGGCGCTGCAGCTTTTACTATTAGTCAGGGTACAAACGTTTTAAGTTATTGCACAAATATAAACGACGCCGAGCAAGGCCGCCTATTTATGTCGCGCGACGGTCTACTAACCTTTCAACCCCGAATAGGTAACACGCTTAGCGGGTCTGTAGCAGACTTTCACGACGACGGCACAAACCTACCTTTTAACCAGTTAGGTATTAGCTTCGAAGCTGACCAGGTAGTTAACCGTGCAGTAGTACAAATTTTAGGTAGCAATAACCCACAAGTAGCAGACGACGCAGCCAGCCAAGCCAAATATTTTATACAAACCCAAAGCATTACAAACAGCCTTTTACATAACGACACTGCAGCCGCAACGCTGGCTAGTTACTTGCTTGAAGGCGAACCAGAACCGCGCTATACGTCTGTAGGTACGGCGTTTAATATGTTGACTACGGCCCAGCGGGATACGGTAGCCATAATAGATATAGGCGATACGGTAACGATAGAAAAAACGTTTACTAGCGGCGCTGGCACTACAGAACTAGCGCAAGAGCTAAGTATTGAAGGCGTAGAGCATACGTTAAATATTGGCGACGGCCATAGAATATTATTGTTTACAAGCCCTACAACTATTGTTTATGAACTAATTTTAGATGACGCTATTTTTGGGGTCATAGACGCAGGCAACGTTTTAGGGTAAAGTGAGGGATATATGACTACGCCGTTTCCATTTGTAGCTTCGACTGTTTTAACAGCGCAGCAATTAAACGACATACAAAATTTACCTATATCGGATAAAACCGCTAGTTATGTTTTAGTTGCGGGCGACGAAACGAAGCGCACAATGATGAACAGCGCTAGCGCTACAACAATTACGGTTAACAACTCGATTTTTACGGTTGGTGATGTTATTCAGGTCGCTAATAAGGGCGCGGGCGTTTGTACGGTAACTGCAGGGGTAGGCGTAACTATTAACACAAGCGGTTCGCTTGCTTTGGCGCAATATGGGGGCGGCTATTTACTTGCATTGTCGGCGTCAACTTTCACTTTTTTTAATTTAGGGGGCGGCGTATCGTATGGCACGGCTACGGGCGGCACGTCTTCGAGTATTACGGTTGGCGGCATAAATTACACGCTGTTAACTTTTTCTAGCGACGCTAATTTGGTTGTGTCGAAAGCAGGTTTGTTTGACGCGTTAATTTTTGCGGGCGGAGCAGGAGGCGGCGCGTCGAGCGGGCGTCCATCTTCCGGCGGAGGCGGCGGCGCGGGCGGATATATACAATCCACAATTTATTTAGACGCTGCAACATATGCCGTTGATATTGGTGCGGGCGGTGCGGGTGGCACTACCCCAGCGGGACCGGGTGCGCCCGGTTTGGGTTCTAGCATTAACTCGGCTGCGCGCGGTTTTGGTGCACCGGGAGGCGGAGGCGGCGGCAACATTTCTTCGTCAGGAAACTTTAATCCGCAACGCGGCGGTTGCGGAGGCGGCGGCGCAACAGCGTCGCTAGTTGAAACTTATACAGGTCAAACATCTGTTAATGCAACCGTGTCAGGGTTTGCGGGCGGTAACGCAACTACAGCAGACGCACCGGGGGCCGCGGGTGGAGGCGGAGGGGTAACCGCCGTTGGTGGCAACGGGTCAGTTTCAACCGGAGGAGCGGGCGGAGCGGGCTACGACGTAAACGCTTTTACAGGTGCAGGGTCATTATTTAAAGCTGGAGGCGGAGGCGGCGGCGCGCTTACAACTGGAGGCGCCGGCGGTAGTTCAGTCGGCGCAGCGGGCGGGTCGGGTTTAAATGCAGGTTCGGCAGCGGCAGCAAATACGGCTTCAGGAGGCGGGGGCGCAGGAACTGACGGGACCACTGGCCGAAATGGTGGAGCGGGCGGTTCGGGCATTGTGTATATCAGGTTTAAGGTTTAATTATGAGCGCACAATACTTCGCACAAATAAACGACAACAATATTGTTATCGACATACATTGCGTTACACAAGAATTTATTGACGCTAACCCTGACCGCTACACGGGTACTTGGGTAGAAACATTTATAGATTTACCTAACAAAACTTACGCAGGTCTAAATTATATTTATAACCCAAGCACAAAAAACTTTAGTTCACCGTACCCAGTTATAGACGAACCGTAATGCAATGCGGTACGGGCTATTTGCGTTAATACTTATGTTGACCGCTTGCGAAACTACACGCGACAACACAATTACAGTTAAATCAAAGGTTAAAAATTCTGCACTAAATACTTGCTATGTGCCTGACCGTTGCGGGATAACGCCGTGAAACGCTACCGATACAGCCCAGACGAATTACACGCGCGCTTAATCGTTACCGTAGGCGTATTGTTAGGTTTAGTTTTTAGCGTCATTGTCGTAGGTATGGTTTACGGCTTACTGTTTGTTAGCCAGCCAATAGAACAAAGCCCAAACGACGCGGCTTTTATAGATTTAATGTCAACTATTGTAGTTTTTTTGACCGGCACATTATCGGGCCTGGTTGCGTCTAACGGTATTAAAAGCAAACGTAACGAATATTTAAACGAAGATGACTAGACCGTACACAGCTGCTAAAGCGCCGGTAGCTAGTCGAGCTTTGGCAGGTAATGACGAATTTATACGGCAGGTAGTTAAACGGTCTATGGGTTCGCTTTGGAATAATGGCAGTTTTGTTATTCGAGATATACGAACTAAACCAGGGCAAATAAGTAATCACGCTCGCGGTCTGGCTACAGATTTTAGTTACCGTAAAATGACTGACAAAGGTTTAGTAGACGGGCGTAAAATTGCTATGCCGTTTATTTACAAGCTGTTAGAAAATGCAGACGTTTTACAAATAGAATTAGTGATTGACTATTACGAAAACAGAAGCTGGAAATGCGATAGGGGTACTTGGATTAAAGGTAAGTGGTCCGGCGGCGATTGGTTTCATATCGAGATATCCTCAGCTATGGCTAATGACGCAAACCTAGTAAAACAGGCGTTTCAGCAAGTGTTTAAGGATATGCCACAAACCGTTTAGCGTTTAGGTTAGGGTTTGTTTAACCCCTTACCGAGAAAGTTAGGCCGTATATGACCTTTTTAAGCAAAGCTGTTATTTCAGCATTACTAGCGATTACTTCACTGTTTATATTAAAGCCGCCGCCTGCACCTACAGCCAGCGACTTACAGACGCCGTTTACAAGCGTTTACGAAGCATACGAAGCACCTATAGACATACCAGCGCCTACGACGTCTACGACGCTTGTAACGCCTGCTATTGACCTATGCGGGCAGGTATTTGATATGGCTAAATACATAGGCTGGCCTGACCACGAATTAGGCAAACTGATAGCAGTAGCGCAACGTGAAAGCCGTTGCACAGTCGAAGCGTTTAACCCGCGCGACCCTAACGGCGGTTCAGCTGGGGTAATGCAAATTAACTATTTTTGGTGCAAACCTTCGCAATATTGGCCTATCGGTTATTTACAGGCGCACGGCCTACTTAAAGACTGCAGCGAACTATTTAATTTAGAAACTAATTTGCGTAGCGCATTAGCTATTTACCGTTATAGCGACGGGTGGCGCGCGTGGTCAATTTAAAACACTTTGTAATTGCTTTGCTACTTACTGCGTACACGGCTTTGATATGGTATGTTAAACCCACTAACAGAAAGAACCGAGAAAATGAACGAAAACGTAAACGACGACCTGCAAAAACTGTTTGACGCAGACAAAGCGCAACTAAAAGCGCTTGCGCAAGTCATAAACGAAATAACTAAAGGTAATGTGCCGTTAGTCGAGCAAGCGCGCGCTAGCGATATGTATATGCCAAAAACAGCCGAATTTGTAACTAACAAAAATATTCGTAATATGCAGCATTGG